CCTTTCTTTTTTGTATTTAATAATATAAAATGTAGACAGAACTAGGGATATATATTAATTATCTATCGACTGCCCTAGCAGACAAGCCAAGACGATAGAGTTTATTAAGGAGACTTAGTATGGCAAAATCAACCTTTTCAGGTCCCGTACAATCTTTAGCGGGATTTATATCGGCAGGTAATGCAAACGTGGTTAGCTTGACAGCAGACACTACTCTTACAGTAGCTTCGCATGCAGGCAAAATATTAACTTGTAATGACGCAGACGGTAAATTTACTTTACCTAGTATTGTAGCGACTGCTCCAGGAAGAGACGATGACCCTAATCAAACAAATAACTTAGGTGCATCTTTCTTTTTTGTAGTCGAAACAGCGGCAACAGACATGGATATTTTAACAGACGGAACTGATAAGTTCGTAGGTGGTCTTTATACAGGTAAAGATGACTCTACTGGTAAAACTTTTGTATCTGGTGCTTCTAACGATGTTATTACTATGAATGGTTCAACTAAAGGCGGACTAGCAGGTAGTATTGTTAAAGTTACTGCTGTGGCTTCAGCTAAGTATGCTGTAGAAGGTATAATTTTAGGTTCAGGCACTATAGTTACACCATTCGCAGACGCATAAGGGAGGTAAACTATGGCTAATACAGTCACAGGACCAACTAACCAATTAGACGGTGAGAAAAAACTTATTGTTTATTGTTCTGTTTTATCAGACGGAAGTGCTAGTAGTACAACATTAGTAGATGTTTCTGCTTTAAATAGTTCAACTTTAAACGGTGAGTCATGTGCACATGTTGCTTTAAACAAAATTTGGTACACCTGTACTGGGGCACCTGATGCTCCTGCTTCTCTTGATTGGGACGCTACTACAGATGTAACTTTTTTAACACTTGGTTACGATAATTCATTTGATTTTAGTGATATAGGTGGTTTAAAGAATACTGCAGCTTCAGGATATTCGGGGGACGTACTTTTAGTAATTCCTTCAACTTCTGATGCAGGTAATGAATACACTGTTTGGTGTGAGTTTTTAAAGTATTACGAAGCTCCAGGTTCATAAACTATGGCGACATCGGGCACAAGAACTTTCTCAGTTAATGTTGCAAACGCAATCGAAGAGGCGTATGAGCTTGCAGGTTTAGAAGCTCGTACGTCTTATGATGCAATAACTGCAAGACGTTCTTTAAATATAATGTTTGCTGATTGGAATAACAGAGGTATTCAGATGTGGGAAGTAAGTAAGGTAGAACTTACTTTAACAGAAGGCACTAACGAATATAACATTAATACTTTTGATATTGACATATTAGACGCTTATATAGAAAAAACAATCAATAATGTGGTTACAGACCATAGTATAAGTAGAATAGATAGGAACGAATACGTCGGTATACCTAATAAAGCAACAAAAGCAAGACCAACTCAATATTGGTTAGAAAGACATACAACACCAAAAATACATTTATATCCAACACCAGAGAACTCAACCGACAAACTAGTTTACTATGTTTGGCGTACTATTGAGGACGTTGATGCTTCTGCACAAGATATAGATGTACCAAATAGGTTTCTTCCTTGTTTAGTTTCTGGTTTAGCGTACTACTTATGTTTAAAAAAGAATACACAAAAATTGCCGATATTAAAACAACAATATGAACAAGATTTATTAAACGCAATTAAATACGACGAAGATAGATCACCACTTAGAATTGTGCCTAAAAGAGAATATATTTAATGTCTTATGCCTCAGGTAAATATGCTTACTTTATTTGTGATACTTGTGGTTTTAGGTATAAATATACTAAAGCAAGGATGACATGGGATAATTCTAAAGTTTGTCATGAGTGCTATGAACCTAAACACCCACAACTTGATCCACCATCGTTAACAGCGGATGCAGAAGCATTGCATCAACCTAGACCAGAAGTAACGTTACCACAAGCACAATTAGGTTTAGTAAAAACAACAAACGCATCAGCAGGCGGTATGACTTTTCAAAGTGACCCAATCGGTAGTAAACTAGAAGGATTACAAACAAGCGGCAACGTTGGTAGCGTAACAGTGAGTATAACATAATGGCAGGATTTACCTATAGTTCTTTAAAAACAGCTATTCAAGATTATTTAGATAGTTCTGAAACAACTTTTGTTAATAATTTAAACAATTTCATTACAACAACCGAAGAAAGGATACTTAAAAACGCACAACTTCCTGTATTTCGTAAAAATGTTACAGGAACATTAAGCCAAACAAACACCTATTTAAGCACACCTGATGATTATTTATCTTCATTTAGTTTAGCTGTAATAGACGGCAGTAATAATTATTCTTATCTTTTACTAAAACAAGTTTCATTTATAAGAGATTTCACACCACAAGCCGCAACAACAGGCAAACCCCTTTACTATGCACAGTTTGATGAAGATAGTTTTATCGTTGCACCTACACCAGATACAGATTATAGTGTAGAGCTACATTATTACTACAGACCTGCTTCTTTAACTACTTTAGCAGATAGTGGTCAAAGTTGGTTATCTGAAAACGCACCTAACGCAATGCTTTATGGTTCTTTAGTAGAAGGAGCGTATTTTCTTAAACTTGATCCACAGAGTATATCGCTTTATGAAAATAAATTTCAAGAAGCATTAAGTACATTAAAATTACTAGGTGAGTTTAAGAATGTTAGAGATGAAGCTAGAAATGATCAAATAAAATTAAATCCTGGAGGAGCTAATGTTTAGTGTTGAAGTAACACCTAAAATTGGTAATGTTAGTGTAAAAACTACACAAAACGAAGGTTTAAGTCCAGAATACTGGACTGAAAGAATAATGGAAAGACTTATTAGTATTAGCGATAATGCTGACCCAATGGTAAAAGCACAAGCTAATGCTTTTGCAAATAATATGGCACAAGTCGTTTTATTATATTTAAAACAAGCTATAGCTAGCGATAGAGCAACAGTAGCAGGTTTATTAGAAAAACAAGGTCATAAAGATATGGCTGAAATTATAAGGAGACTATAATGGCAATTTCACAAGCGATGTGTACATCTTTTAAAAAAGAATTATTAGAAGGCGTACATAATTTTAAAAACTCAGGCGGTAGCACTTTTAATTTAGCACTTTACACAAGTTCAGCTAGTCTTGGTGCTTCTACAACTGCGTACACTACTTCTAATGAAGTATCTGGTACAAACTATACTGCAAAAGGTGCCTCATTAACTAGGGTAGACCCATCTACATCAGGAACTACTGCATTAACAGATTTTGCAGATTTAACATTTAGTACGGCTACTGTTACTGCTAGAGGTGCTTTAATATTTAATGATAGTGCTTCAGGTGATCCTGCTGTATGTGTATTAGATTTTGGTGGAGATAAAACCTCAACAGCAGGTGATTTTACTATTCAATTCCCAACAGCAGACGCATCAAACGCTATTATAAGAATAGCTTAAATAAATGTCCGTAGGTTGGGGGCGAGGTACATGGGGCTCTGATGTATGGGGAGGAATCTCTGTATCCGTATCAGTAACAGGACTTAGTGCAACATCTGCTCTTGGTGATGAAACTGTAATAGCCAAAGCTTTAATATCAGTTACTGGAGTTGCAGGAACTACTGCTCTTGGTAATGAAACTGTAATAGCCAAAGCTTTAGTATCAGTTACTGGAGTAAGTGCTACATCAGCTTTAGGAAGTGAAACTGTAACAGGAACAGCTAATATCTCTGTTACAGGTAATGTAGGTACATCAGCATTAGGATCAGAAACAGTTGCTGCAGCAGCTAATACTTCAGTAACAGGAAATACTGGAACTTCAGCTTTAGGCGATGCTATTACTATGGGGGCTGCTGTTACAGGAGTTTCTGGTTCAGCATCAGTAGGAACTCTTGGTGATGAATCTGTATCTGCAGCAGCTAATGTAGCAGTAACAGGTATTTCTGCTACAAGTTCTTTAGGAAGTGTATCTTTAGTTACTAACAATATACTTTCAGTAACAGGTTTTTCAGGAACTTCAGCTTTAGGTTCTGTTACAAATATAGCTACTGCTGTAGTTACGCCTATGGGAGTATTAGCTACTGGAGAAATAGAAACAGTAAATGTTTGGGGTCTTGTTAATGATAGTCAAACACCGAACTATTCTAATGTAAGTACTACACAAACATCCAGTTTTTCTAATGTTTCACAAAATCAAACACCGAACTATTCTAATGTAAGTACTACACAAACATCCAGTTTTTCTGATGTTTCACAAAATCAAACACCTAATTGGAAAGAAGTTGCTTAAAATTTTAATAAATATAGTGTACAATCAAAACAGTCGGAGGCACAAATGGCTACATATGTAAATGATTTAAGGTTAAAAGAAATAGCTACTGGTGATGAGTCAGGTACTTGGGGCACAAGTACGAACACAAACTTAGAACTCATTGCTGAAGCTTTTAGTTATGGTACAGAAGCTATAACTACTAACGCAGATACACACACAACAACTATAGCAGACGGTTCTACTGATCCAGGCAGATCTCTGTATTTAAAATATACAGGTACTCTCGATTCAGCTTGTACTATTACTATTGGTCCTAATACCGTATCTAA